CTGCAGCTGTGGGAGGGCCGGTGCAAGCACTGCCGAGCGTGGAGCCCGCGAAGCGGCGGCCGTCCACGAGCACCGGGTGCGGCGATGACCGCCGCCCTCAGTGACGAAGGAGGGGACGATGGGTGAACCGATCATTCACCTTTGCACGGCGGCTGATGTTGGCATGGCCGAAACCTGCATGTGCTGTGGCGGCTGGGTGTACGCCGAAGGCAACACCGTTCCGATCCCTGGCAGCAGTCCAACCCTTCAATACTGCTCCCAGGAGTGCCACGACGACTGGGAGGGTTTTCTGGCCGACAAAGCCGAACAGAGGCGCAAACGCAAAGAGTTTTATGACCGGGAGGACGCGCTGTTCGCCGACGCCGCCCTCAGTAACGAAGGAGGGGGCGATGCCGCACCCGTATAGGTTCGCGCTCTACCAGCGCAATCGCCGTGCCGTCCTCGAGGCGGCCGGCTATCGCTGCACCTACTGCGGCGGTCGTGCCGACACGGCCGACCACGTCGTGCCGTTGGTGCTCGGTGGCAGCCACGACCTGGGCAACCTGGTCGCCTGCTGCCGGCGCTGCAACAGCCGGCGCGGTGCGCAACTGACGAACGACCTGAAAGCTGCCGGCAAGGTCGGCGCCAGGTCGCGGCGCTGGTGACTCTGTTCGACCCGCCCGGTTATCCGGGTCGTCCGAACTGTCCCATATGTGGTGAAACCAAACCCACCTAGGGATGGTGGGGGGTGCCGCCCGCTGTGTAGAAAACAAACACGACGCCCCCCCTACCGGCATGCCACCCCCGGTGGGCGGGTGCCGACGCGCTGACCTGGACGTTCTAGGGGGGTGCCATTCTTGACTGGTGGTGCTTCGGTCATCACGAACGACTCATTTTGCGCGAAGCGACGAAACCATGCCATGACCAGGACAAACGGCGCGAAGATGGCGCGAGGATGCAGCACCCCAACCGATTGGCGACGAAACGCACGGTGGCCGCCATGCGGGCCGGCGGCCGCCTCGAAGGCGTCGACCAGGCGGCCGTGGCGGCCGCGCTGACCTCGGCCAATCTCCTCGACGCCGCCATGGACGACCCCGACCAGCCCGCCTACGCCAAGGCCCAGGCCGTCCGGGCGCACCTGGCCGCGCTGGCGGCCCTGGTAGGGAAGGATGCCTATGTCGGCGACGACGGCGTCAGTGCGGTCATCGCTGCGCTGTCCACCGCGGCTAGCTACCCCGAGAAGCGAGAGACCTAGCTGGGGCGGCCGGGCCGCCAAGTGGGCCGAGCTGATCGGCCAGCCGCTGATGGACTGGCAGCGCCTGGTCCTCGACGTCGCCCTCGAGGTCGAACCGGCGACCGGCCTGCCGGCCTACCGCCAGGTCGGCGTCACCGTGCCCCGGCGCAGCGGCAAGACCACGTTGTTGCTCGCCGTCACCATCGACCGCTGCCTGGCGTGGGGGCGCTGGCAGCGTTGCCTGTACACCGCGCAGACCCGCATCGACTCGCGCGAGAAGTGGGAGGAACAGGTGAGGCTGCTGACCGCCTCGCCGCTCGCCCCGCGCTTTCGGGCCTGGCGCCAGACCGGCTTCGAGCGCACCGAATGGGCCGACACCGGTTCGGTGGCCGGCATCACGGCCTCCTCTGAGGCGTCGGGCCACGGTTTCGACCTGGACCTGGGCATGATCGACGAGGCCTGGGCCCAGCACGACACTCGGCTGATCCAGGCCTTCAGGCCCGCCATGATGAGCCGGCCGTCGGCCCAACTGTGGTGGGCGTCCACGATGGGGACCGACGAGTCGGTGCTGATGAACGAGCTGGTGGACGACGGCCGGGCCCGGGTCGACGCCGGCCAGCGCGACGGCGTCTGCTACTTCGAATGGTCGGCCGCCGACGACGACGACCCCGACGACCCCGCTACCTGGTGGCGCTGTATGCCCGCCCTGGGCCACACCGTCACCGAGGACGTCATCCGCGCCGACCACGACAGCCTGGACCCGGCCGAGTTCGCCCGCGCATACTTGAACCGCCGAGCCACGGCAGGCCGGCCGGTCATCTCTGCAGCGGCTTGGTCGGCCTGCCGTGAACCTCGCAGCCAGGCGCGCGGGCTGGTCTGCTTCGCCCTCGACGTCACCGTCGACCGCTCGGCCGCCGCCATCGCGGTCTGCGGCTATCGCCCCGACCGCCGGCGCCACACCGAGGTCGTCGAGCATCGACCCGGCACCGACTGGGTCGTCGCCCGCCTACGTTCGCTCTACGACCGCTGGGCGCCCCTGCCGGTCATCATCGACCCGGCGTCGCCGGCTGGGTCCTTAGGCATCGATCTAGCGGCCTCTGGGGTCGCTACAGAGTCCATAGGGACCCGCGAATACGGCCAGGCGTGCGGTCTGTTCTACGACGCCGTGGCGGCCGGCGAGATCGCCCACCTTGACCAGCCGGCGCTGAACGTCGCCGTCAACAGCGCGCGCCGGCGCGTGCTGGCCGACGCCTGGGCCTGGACGCGGCGAACCGGCGGTGACATATCCCCCCTGGTCGCCGCCACGCTGTCACACTGGGGACTGATGAAGGCCGGCCAGGGCGAGGCGCAGATCCTCTGATGGCACTGTTCCGCCGGCGAGCCGCCCGCGGTGGCGAACGGTCGAACATGGCTTCTCCCAACACAGCCCCGGCCAGCCTGGCGCCCCCGGCCATCCCGGGCGCCACCTTCATGCCCGGGCCCGAACAGATGTTCCCGGCGCCTCTCAACCTGCCCCAGCCGTCGGAGACCCAGGCGCTGAGCGTCCCGGCCTTCTGGCGCGGCTGCTCCTACGTCTGCGGCACCGTCGGCCTGCTGCCCGTCGTCGCCTACCGCGGCACCGATGCGCTCGACCCCCAGCCCGCCGTGCTCCAACAGCCCGACCCCAACCAAACCCCGATGGCCTACTGGTCGGGGGTCACCGAGTCCCTGCTGCTCTACGGCAACGCCATCTCCCTGGTCACCTCGCGCGACCGCCTGGGCTATCCCCAGACGCTCAAACCCATCCACCCTACGCTGGCCGCCGTGCGCTTCACCGGCAACCCGATGGCGCCCACCATCGCGGCCTGGTACATCGCCGGCCAGGTCTACGACCCCGCCGACGTCTGGCACGTGAAAAGCCATCTCGGCCGGGCCGGCTGGCCGCTGGGCCGCGGCCTGATCGACACCAACTCCGACGCCATCGCGCTGCAGGTGGCGCTGCAGGCCTACGGCGCCCAGTACTTCACCCGCGGCGGCGTGCCGGCCGGGATCCTCAAGATCCACCGCCCCGAGATCACCCAGGACCAGGCCGACGCGGCGAAATCGTCCTGGGTCGCCAACTACGCCGGCGCGCCGTCGGTCGCCGTGCTCAACGAGCTGGTCGATTTCACGCCCGTCTCGTTCAACGCGGTCGACAGTCAGATGATCGAAAGCCGCCAGTTCTCCCTGGTGGAAGCCTGCCTTCTCTTCGGCCTGCCGCCGAGCAAATTCGGGGCCAACCAGGGCAGCGTGCCGTACAAGAACGCCCAGATGGACGAGGTCTCGGCGCGCCAGGACGGTGTCGTGCCCTGGACGACGCTCCTGGCCCAGGCCACCAGCCTGGAATTGTTGCCCCGGGGCCAGAACTGCGAATGGGACCTCACCGCCGCCATGGAGGCCGACACCCTGTCCAAGTACCAGGCCTACAACTTCGCCCTGGGCGGTCCCGGCCCGGCATCCCAATGGCTGCTGGTCGACGAGGTCCGGGCCCGGGAGAACATGGACCCGATGGGGGTGGTGGCCGACGAGCTGGGCGTGCCCAACCCGCTCGAGGCCGAGCCGCCGCCGCCGCCACCCAAACCGGCGACGCCCCCCGACTCGCCGCCGGTCGTGCCCATCATGCCCGCCGACAGCCCCAACCCGGCCAACCCGCCCGACATGGCCGGCGCGCCCGTGATGAACGGAGGATCCCGATCATGACCAACCCGGTGCCCTACATGAACCCTCAGATGATGGCCGGCCTGCCCGACGACCCCGAAGCGCTCAAAGCACTGATCGCCCAGATGATGGGCCAGGGCGGCGCGGCGGGTACGAACCGGGGCCTCACCCGCGACGTCTGGACGACGGCCTACGTGAACGACCTCCCCGACTCGGCGTTCCTGCTGGTGGAAGGCGGCGGGCGCAAGGACGCCGACGGCAAGACGATCCCGCGCAGCCTGCGCCATTTCCCGGTGCGCAACGCGGCCGGCGACGTCGACGAGCCCCACGTGGCCAACGCCCTGGCCCGCATCCCCCAGGCGTCGACCCTGACGCCGTCCCAGCGGGCGGCGGCGATGGACAAGGCGAAGGCGCTGGCGAAGAACACCAACGTCAGCGGCGCCAAGGGCGAGTACACCGGCAGCGCCGGGTCGGGCCGCCACCGCGGCCCGGTGCGTGAGGTCCTGACCCGTTCCTTCGCCGTCGAGCTCGAGATCCGTGACAGCGGTGACGGCCGTACCCTGGTGGGCCGGGCCGTCCCCTACGGCGAGACCATCAACCTGAAGGACGGGACGCGCGAGCAGTTCGCCTACGGCGCCTTCGGCGACCAGATACGCAGCGGCCAGATCGGCCAGGTCAAGCTGTTCGACAGCCATGCGGCGCGCAGCTCGGGCCAACAGCCCATCGGCAAGACGGCCACGCTGGCCGAAACGATGCAGGGCCTGATGGGCACCTGGCCGCTGTACAACACGACCCGGGCCTCCGACGCCCTGGAATTGGTCCGCTCCGGCGAGGTCACCGGGCTGTCGATCGGGTTCTCGCTGCCCCGGGGTGCCACGGCCCAGGGGCCCAACGGCGAGGCCGTGCGCACGGCGGCCCACCTGGACCACGTGGTGCTCACCCACGAGCCGGCCTACAGCGGCGCCGTGGTCACCGCCATCCGTGACGCCCGGGCCGCCCTGCCGGCGTACCGGCGTGAGGCGGCGCGCCATCACGCCATCATCGACCGCCTGCGCGTCGGCGGTTAGTCTCTGCGCGACGACGGCTGAACCGTCCAGGGCCGAACCCCGTTGACCCAGTCCGGGAACCGGCGAGAGGCGAACCGGCTGCGAGGGCAACCCACCCCGCGCCGCGCGCCCACGGCGCCCGACCTCAGTGGAGGTCCCATCATGGCGAACCGCCTGCTCGACAGCCTGGCCGAGGACTACCGCACGCTGAGCGGCCAGTACGACGAGATCCTGAACCGCTGCGACACCGAAGGCCGCGACCCCACCGACGACGAGACCGGCCTGCTCGAAGGCCTGCGTTCGCAGATGACCCCGCTGGGCGACCGCCTGGTCGAGCTGCGCGAGACCGACGACCGCCGCCTGGCCGCGCTGCGCGCCATGACCGACGCCCCCGACGTCGAGACCCGGGGCAACGGCAGCGGCCCGCTGCACGTGCGCGTCGGCGCCGAGCCCGAGATCTACCGGCGCGACGCCGGCGGCGACGAGCCGCGGTTCTTCCGTGACCTGCTGCACGCCCAGATGGACCACGACCCCGACGCCAACGAGCGCCTGCGCCGTCACCAGATCTTCAACCGGGCCGCCGGCACCACGACGACCGGCACCGGTGTCATCCCGCCCACCTGGCTGTTCGAGGAGTTCGCCATCATCGCCCACGGCGCCCGCCCCTGGGCCGACACCCTGCGCCGCGTGGGGATCACTGACGCCAACCCGGTGCGCATCGGTGTCCAGGTGGCGCCCGGCGCCGCGGTGACCGCCCAGTCGGCCGAGAACGCCGTCCCCAACGACGGTTCGTTCAACGTGAACATGCTGACGGCCAACCCGGCCACCTACACCGGCAAGGTCGACGTGTCGCGCCAGCTGGTCGACGGTTCGAACCCGGCCGTCGACGGCATCGTCTACGCCGACTGCATGGGGTCCTACAACGAACAGATCGAGACCGCCGTCGTCAACGCCATCAACGGCGCCACCGGCTTCGCCGCGGTCATCACCTACCCCGGCACCGCGCCGGTCTACGCCAACCTGCCCGACGCCTTCATCGACGCCTCGGCGTCGATCCGAAAGCACCGTAAGGCGGCGCCGAAGGTCGTGTTCTGCTCCGAAGGCGCCTGGGCCTACATCGCCAAGGAGAAGGACTCCCAGGGCCGGCCGCTGATCACGACCGGCTACCACGGCCCGGTCAACGCCTACGGCCTGGGCGAGGCCGTCACCTACGGCCAGATCGCCGGCGAGGTCGTCGGGCTGTCCGTCGTGGCGTCCTGGGCCGCCACCGACAACCTGCTCTACGTGGCCAAGGCCGACGACCTGTTGCTGCTCGAGTCCTCCACCTTCAACTTCCGCTACGAGGAGGTGCTCGGCCCCGAGTCGATCCGCCTCGGCGTCTGGGGCTACGCGGCGCCGGTCGTGGCCCGTTACCCGGCCGCCCTGGCCCAGATCAACGCCGGCACCACCATTCCTGCCCCCCAGGCCGAGCGCGAGCTCGCCGACATCGAGAAGCTGTCCGAGGCCGGCGAGGAAGCCGAAGCGGCGGCCAACGGCGAGGAAGGCGAAGGCACCGGAGGCGGCCCGGGAACGCCGCGCCGGCGGCGCTAGGTGACAACATGACGGCAAGATCCCTCCATGCAGAAATGGAAGTGGGGTCAGCCGGCATGGGAACGCGTGCAGGAACGCACGCGACGCGAGGGCGATTGTCTGGTCTATGTCGGCAAGCTGAATGGCGGTTACGGCCGACTGTCAGACGGAGGCAAGGACAAGTACGCCCATCGGGTCGCTTGGGAAGCGCAGAGGGGTCCGGTTCCAGACGGTTTGGAGCTGGACCATCTCTGTCGCAACCGGGCCTGTGTCAACGTCGAGCACCTCGAGGTGGTGACGCATCGCCTGAACGGGAAACGTGGGGAGAGCTTCGCTGCTCGCAACGGGCGCAAGACCCACTGTCCGCACGGCCACGAGTACACGCCCGAGAACACCTACATAGGCCCGAGTGGTTCGCGGTTCTGCCGGGAATGCCATCGCATCCGCAACCGGGTTTACGAGGCGAAACGGCCACCGCGTCGGAGGTGAGCGGCTGATGGCACTTCAGGACCTCTTGGATTTGTTACCGGATAATACGGTCGGGGAAATAAGCCCGGCCGATATGCGCACCATCGTCACCGAGCTCTACAACGATGCGAACCCGCCGTATGCCAACGTCGTGAACCAGGGACCGGCCACCCTGGCGGTCAACGCCGCCTGGACGGCCGTCCCCGGCACGGCGCCCTACGCCTTCACGCTGGTCGACCCGGCCGACGTGCAATTCGTCCTGTCGCTCAACGTCGACTCGGTCGCCAACAACAACCAGATACAGGTCGGCCTGGACATGAGCGGCGCCACCACGGTGGCGGTCGGCTCCAAGCCCGAACAGGTACTCCTCATCGGCGGCAAGCAGCAGGTCCAGGCCACCCTCGAGGTCACCTTCATCCAGGCGCTGGCGGCCGGGACGACGAACCTGGCCCTCAAGTACACGGCCCAGGTGGCCGGCGGCCTGCTGTCCGCCATGGCGGTCATCGCGACGACCATCTCGGCGCCATGACCAGCGCGTTCGACGCCGGTTTCTCGCCCGGTTTCGGGGCGCCCTATGTCGGCCCGGTCGCGGCCGGCTGGCCGGCGGTCTCAGACGTCCAGAACCTCCTGCGCGTCGAAGCCGGCGTGACCGGCGACGACGCGCTGGTCGGCCAGGAGCTCAACGCCGCCATCGGCTGGGTGACGGCGCGCTGCATGCCCGAGTACGTGACCGAGGGCACCGACCGCTTCTTGCCCGACCAGCTCTTCGCCGTGGCCATGCACGAGGCGGCGCGCCTGTACCGCCGGCGTGACAGCGTGGACGGCACCATCGGCTGGGGCGACATGGGCGTGGTACGAGTCGGGCCCAAGGACCCCGACATCGAGACCCTGATCGCACCGTTCCTCAACATCGTGTTCGCGTGAGCTGGAACCGCGCCACCGTGGCGGCGGCGTTCGCCGCCACGCTCGAACCCGCGGTCGGCGTCAAGGTCCACCAGTGGATGCCCGAAATTCTCAACCCGTACTGCCTGGTCGTGAACCGGCCGGTCAGCGTCAACTACGGCGCGGTCGCGTTCGGCGTCGACGAAGGCGAAGTGCCGGTCGTCGTCGTCGGCGGCGTCGAGACCGAACCGGCGATTGACGCCCTGAAGATGACGGCCCGCGACGCCGTCGAGGCCGACCCCACCCTGGGCGGCGCCGTGACGAAAGCCTGGCCGATCCTCGAGCGCAACTGGTTGAACCGCGTCGGCGCCGGCGGCCTGCAGCTGCTGACGGTCGACCTGGTCTTTACGGTCGTGACCTGATGCCCGCCCCCACCGTCGCCGTCGTCGGCATGTCGGCCCTACGGCGTGACGTCACGCGCATGACCGCCCAGGGCGGCGCCCTGAACGCCGCACTCGTGAAGGCCGGCCTGGCGGCCGTGGCGCCGGTCGCCGACGCCGCCCGCGCCAGTCTCCCCCAGGTCAGCGGCCGCCTGGCCGCCGACGTGCGCACCAGCGCCACGAAAACGGGCGGCGCGGTTCGCATGGGCCGCGCGTCGCTGCGTTATGCCGGCTGGGTCGAATTCGGCGGTCACCGCAAGGCGCCGCACCCCTCGACCCGCCAGTTCGAGCCGCGCGGCCGCTACCTCTTCCCGGCCGCGCTGACCCTGGCCACGGCGGTCGCCAACCGTTACGACCAGGCCGTCACCCAGGCGCTCAATTCTTTCCAATGGACGAACGAAACCACGGACGCCGCCGGCGTTCACGATTAGGAAGGTAGGCCATGCCAACAGCTACAAAAGAACGAAACGGCGAGCCTGAAATTCACACATTCGGCACGCCCGAAACGATGGCCGCCGGCGACGCCACGCCGCCGACCGCGCAGCCGCTGGTGCTCAACGACGCCTACTACGAGCTGACCGGGGTGAACCTGCGCTGTCTGGTCAAGCACCTGGAATTGGTGCCCGAGAACAAGCTGCAGACGGCGACCACGCTGTGCTCCGAGGTCGACTACGTCGGCGTTACGAAATGGCACCAGCGCGTGACCTTTTACCAGTCCTTCGACCCGGGCGCGACCTACGCCACGCTGAACGCGGCCTATCAGGCCTGGGTCACCAGCGCCCAGCCGGCGCAGTTCAAGGCGCGCCCCCATTCGTCCCAGGTCGCCAGCGCGACGAACCCGGTTATTTCGGGCCTGGTCATCCCGATGCCCTTCGAGCTGCTGATCGGCGACGCCGGGGTGCTCTCCGAGGTCGTCATCGACTGGAACATGACGGCACCGCCCACCGTCGACCTGGGGTCGGTCGCCGCCACCGGCGCCACCGCCGGCGTCCCCGGCTATTTCACGCCGCTCGGCTGCGTCACGCCGGCGAACCTGGCCGCGCTGACCGCCGGCGTCACGGCCTCGCCGGCGGCGAACTGGACGGCCGGCCAGTACGTCATCACGGCCGACCATATCGGCGCCAACTGGAACGGCACGGCCTGGGTCGCCGGCGTTCACCCCTAAACCGTCCAGAATCGCCCAGGAGGTCACGAAACGAAAGGGCTGGCACCAATGGACCAGGAACCGAACACGCAAAACGCCGCGCCGGTCGTCGACCTCGACGAACCGCTGCCGACGCTGGTCACCGTGACCCAGGAATTCAGCGCTCGACTGCCGACCCAGCGCGTCATCGACACCATGGCGCGCGCCGAACCCGGCGTGAATTTCGCCGACCTGGCGCAGAGTCAGCCGTTCCGAATCGTGGCGTTTCGTGCGCTGCTGCGCGATTTCCCCGGCCGCGACCCCACGTCGCTGTGGATGCACTC